TCGTGGCGATGGTGTTCCTAATGTACTATCTCCCGACAACAGTATCATTGAAGGCCTGAGACAGAAACCTCTCAGAGAAACAAAGATAAATGAGCTTTTGAATGCAGACTTTAACTCATTGCCGGAAGAGATTGTTCGTAACTGGAATCGTAATTCAATGTTAATTGACCTACGTTGCACACCTTCCACCGTTCGTACGGCAATCATGCAAGAATATCATTTACAGGCTGATAAGCCTCGTGATAAGATGTTCAATTACTTTATCCAACATAGAATGAAACTCCTTATGGAGTCAATTGGTGACTTTTAATGAAAAATAGTATTTCAGAAATCCTCAAAACGTGTTCAGAGTTGCCAGCTAATCAAAGAGCAGCATTCCTTCAGCAACACGATTCAATTCCACTCAAAGTAATTCTCCAGTACGCATTAGATCCTCGTATTGAGTGGTTGTTACCAATTGGTGAGCCTCCATACAAACCAACAGAACACTTAGACCAGCATGGTAATCTCTACCGTGAAATCCGTAAATTACATAACTTTATCAAGGGTGGCGGCCATCCTGACATGCATGCATTGAAACGCGAAACTCTATTCATTCAATTTATTGAAGCACTCGAGCCAGCAGATGCAAAGTTAATGTGCAGTGTGAAAGATAAGAAGATTCCATACAAGGGAATCAATGCTAAATTAGTCAACTCAGCCTTTCCAGGGCTTATCTTAGAGCAGGAGAAAGTAGAAAAGTGAATAAGTCACAACGTAAGCAGATTCAGGGGTATGAGCGGGATGAGGAATCGCGGCACTCATATAAGATTCAAAAAAAGCTACAAGATAAGAAGTTGATGAGAAATTTGGATAAAGCATTGCGCAACAAAGATTATGTTAAGTTAGTTCGTTCGGAAGATTATTAAGGAGATTTCCATGATTAGTTTTATTAAGGGTTTGTTTGGTAGCAAGAAGGCCGCCGAACCGACACAGCCGCATCCGTTAGAAATTGCAAAATACAACCCACCTGTAGAGCCAGTGCCAGTAGCACAGGAACAAGTGGATAAAGTATTAGCTACTAAAGAGTGGCCATTCCCAACAAGTACACCACCTGCTGCTGCACCGGAACCTGCTCCTGTTGAAGAAAAGAAGCCACGCAAGCCTCGTGCAAAGAAGGAAGTATCGGCTATTCCTGTACCAAAGCCTACAACAAAACCACGAGCAAAGAAGTAATGCCAACTTATTCTTTTCGTAATAAAGAGACCCAGGAGGTCTTTGATAAGTTTATGAAAATGTCTGAGAAAGAGCAATACCTTATCGATCATTCTGAGTTCGAATCAATCATAGGTGCGCCTGCAATGATTGATCAAACAAGTACACTGAAGCCAGACAATGGATTTAGAGACTTACTTAAAGATATTAGAAAGAAACATAACAAAGTATGGACGCCATCGACAATTAATACATTCTGATGCAGCAAATAATTTCTCAGCTGAGTTCATTGAATACTCTTTTGTCTGGTGGGGTAAAATCCGAATGTTGTCATCAAAAAAAAGATCACTTTTTTTGTGTACCTGACACCGAAGAACTTTTTAAAAAGAATATTGTTAGACAGCCGTCAGATTGGATCTATCGCGATACTCCTATCACATACAGGTCAAATGAATTAGCATATCGGTATTCATCTTTTGCCAAAGTTGACTGGAGCGAAAGTGTTGTTATGTTAGGATGTTCAATGGTACGTGGAATAGGAGTATGTGAGGAAGATACTATCTCTCAACAACTCTCTCGTATCATTGATCGTGAGGTGATCAATCTAGGTGTTAATGGATCTTCAATAACATTTACATGCCACAATATCGCACTGTTACTTGAGAATTATCCACCTCCCAAAGCTGTCGTTCTTGTTTGGACGGATTACAGACGTGCAATGTTTTTTGAAACACCAGGTAAATTAGCAATGTGGGGTATCAATCATCACAATTACATTCATCTAGGTAACTGGAACAAGCATACTGAGAGTCTTAGATCTGTAATTACAAAGGATCCTAATTGGGCTGCTCATACCTTCTTTGCAATGAAGAATGTGAGGTTACTATGTAGGGGAATTCCTCTTGTCGAAGTAACTTTCTTTCCCAACACAGTGTCGATAGCTAATTGTACCTTTCTTAGAGATCAAATAGATTTGGCCCGTGATCTCATGCATTTTGGTCCAAAAACAAATAGATTAGCAGCTGAATGTATTGCAACACAATTAAAAAAACAAGGAGTGTAATTTGAACGTAAAACTTGCCTACGCTAATTCAGAGGAAGACTTTCTTTCACCAAAGAAAGACAGAAAAAGAAAAATAATACACAACAAGGAATTATTGAAGGTAAGACATATCACACCAATGACTTGGGCTCAAGGTGATATGATTGAGGGGTTTGGTCGAGGTGCTAACATTGTTGCCACAGGATCGGCGGGGACTGGTAAGAGTTTTATTGCTTCGTACCTTGCATTAAATGCATTGTTCAATAAGCAAGCAGAGAAGATAGTAGTTGTTCGTAGTGCTGTACCGACACGTGATATGGGTCACCTGCCTGGCACGTTGCAAGAAAAGTCGGAAGTGTATACAATACCATACAAACAAATCTTCAATGATCTGTGTGAGAATGGTACTGCATGGGATATCCTGACAAAGAAGAACATGGTGGAGTTTATTACAACATCGTATGTTCGTGGTATCACGCTAGAGAATGCTATTGTTATTATTGACGAGTTCCAATCGATGACAGCGCATGAGCTGTACAGTGTACTGACTCGTACAGGTCAAGGGACTCGTTTAATTATCTGTGGGGATACGAAGCAAACCGATCTTGATGGTCGTAAAGAGAAGAGTTGTTATGATTGGTTCGTTGGTGTTGCAAACAAGATACCAGATTGGTTTCATATGACTAACTTTATTAGTAGTGATATTGTTCGCTCTAACTTTGTTAAAGCGTTGATTATGGCTGTAGAAGATTAATGTTTACAATAGAAAATATATTTAATGATCACAAACTTGAGAGAGTAGTGGTTGATGGTAAGAGGCACTATGTTACACCAGAGGGAAACAAATATCCCTCAGTGACTACTGTGCTCTCTTCTTTGAGTGCGGAAGGAATAGCACAATGGAGGGCTCGTGTTGGTCACGAAGAGGCAAATAAGATCTCGACACAAGCGTCTCGTCGCGGCACCGCTGTTCATACATTAGCAGAAAGATACCTTCGTAATGAAGAGGATTGGGACCGTGATGCAATGCCTGCTAACATATACACGTTCAAATCTATAAGAGAGTATCTTGACAAGTGGTGTGATATTGTATATGCCAATGAGCTTCTTTTGTACTCACATGATATCAAAACGGCTGGTCAGTGTGACGTGATTGCAAGGATACACGGAATACGAACTGTTGGTGACTTTAAGACATCAAAGAAATTAAAAAAAGAAGAGTGGATTCTCAATTACTTCCTCCAATGTACAGCATATGCGTTGATGTTGTATGAACGTGAAAAGGTCTGGTGTCCACAAATATGTCTTATGATTGCAACAGATGAGGATGGTCTACAACCAATCTTAAAACAAACTAGCCAGTATGTAGATCAAGTTCGTCATGTATTTGACCAGTATCACATAAAAAATAGCCAGTTGTCATAAGTTCAAAACTAAGTTACAATGGGAATACTGAAACATTCAGTAACTTAACTTAAAGGACTACATTATGGAAACCGTGAACATGAAAACTATCCCTGGTACTGATTTGCAAGTTGATGCTAGTATCAAGAATCCATTTGAGGAATGGAATGAGTACACAGCTAATGCTGGTAAGCGTCAAGCTGAACAAGCTGTTGAGACTGCTCAGTCTGTTGCAAAGGAGAAGACTGCAAAGGTCAAGACTGCTAAAGAACCTAAGACCAACGATAAGAAGGTTGCTGCACAACGTTTGTTCGAGGCAAACAAAGACAAAGGTAATGGCGAGATTGCTAAGATGATTGCATCAGAGCTCGAGATCACATATGCCAACGCATACTACTATGTTACCCGCGTTTTCAAGCGGTAATCTTTAGTGGATACATAGAGAGGCCCACTGGGCCTCTTTCTATTTCTAACAAAGGGATTCCATGAAATATGTTCTCATAACATCATCAGGTCGTCAATATGTTTACTATGTCAGAGCATGCGCTGAGTTGTTCAGGGGAGTATTTGGAGGTCACATTCACATTGTTGACAAAGATACAATAAGTAGTTTATAATATAATTTTTGGAGATTGTTATGGCCGAAGTGAGTACAGTTGAATGGGATAGTAATATTAAGCAATACATTGCTATCTTTACCAATGGTGATACATGCGTTCTCGAATCAACAAACCTACGTGAAGCTGAGCGCGAAGCTGAGCGCATAGCAGATCAATCATCATTCTCCTCCTTCACTGCTCCACGAAGAGATTACGAATGAGGTTACTACGTATTCTGTGGTATAGGATTCATACTAGATGGGTCACGTACCGAATGAAAAAGAAGACGAATAAATTCATATATTGAGATGGCTAAAGTAATTGTTTCTGCTGGGTGCTCGATGGCTTGGGGTATGGGGTTGCGTGAGGCAAGAGACAAATACTCCAGAGTAATTGCCTCCACGTATGGTAGAAACCTCATAGACGTCTCCTGTGCTGGTGCATCGAATGAGCACATTGCTTCATGTGGTGTATATGGTGTTCATCAAGCTCTGTTAAGAAATCAACCTGAAGATATTGTTATTGTTGTTGGCTGGACTGAACAAGCAAGGATGGAGTACTGGGATGTACAAACAGAAGTGATAAAATCTGCTATGGTCCAACGAAAGATCCCTCCTCATTTGATTAATGTACCATCCTATATGGATGAAAGTGTTTTATTTGATTTTGTTGGTAGGAATATGTGGTCTCCTGGGTTTGGCTACTACAGGTTGCTTCACGCTTTCAACTACCTAAATTCGTTTTGTGAGAGTAGGGGAGTAAAAGTAATTAATAAAGCAAACATATCTCTCTTCAAAATCAAACTACCTCCAACGAAACAACGTAACACATTGAACAATCCCAGTCTATTCACAGAGAGTGTATTGACTCCGTCACAGCAAGTAGTATTTGATTCGTTATTTAAAAAGGACTGTTCTTTTGGTGACTTTATTCAGGCAGGTGGAGACAAGTTCTGTGTTAGTGAGACCGACTTACATCCTAGTAGCATGGCTCATCGTTTATGGGCGGAGAGAATAATAAATGAAAATAAGAACGTACTGGGGTCTTAGTTACGGTCATCATGACGCGGCCGTTGTTGTAATACGTGATGGTAAAATTGTTTTTGCCGAACGAGCACAAGCAAAAGATCTCAACAACGATGTCCTCAAGAGTTTGGACTTTGCCTATCCACCGAAGCAAGTGTATATCTACGAAAACAAAAGACGTGACACTTGGCGAAAGATCAAGTCAGGCGATTGGTCGCGAATATTTGTACCTAAACCTTGGACACCTATTGCTCCAACGTATGGTAATCATCATTTGTCTCATGCTGCAGCTGGGTACTACACTTCTGGTTTCGAGGATGCTCTTATAATTGTTGCTGATGCGATTGGTGAATTAGAATCACTTGCTGTGTACAGAGCACAAGAAGGTAAATTGCATACCAATCCTTTGTTTGTGTTAAAATATCCTCATTCACTTGGATTATTCTATAGCTATCACGTTGCAATGATTGGTCTTAGACCGAATCGAGATGAAAGTGTAATGATGAGAATGAGTAGACAATCGACTGCTGTAGAGTATCATAAAGTTGTTGATGGTGTTTTCAGTAATGCTCCTCATTTTCATACACAAAGGAACTTCCATCTCTATCCGGATGTGATACAAGATGACATTGAAAAGAAATGGATTGCAGCGTCAGCACAACACGTTCTTGAACAATATTTTGTTGACCTTGTTAGACACTTTACGCAGGGAAGAAAAGAAAACATTGTCTTTACAGGTGGAGTAGCGTATAATAGTTTTGTCGTTGATAGAATTCAAGGAGTCAATAGACGAAGTACAGTATATGTTCCTTCACATCCAGGTGATGCTGGTAGTGCGCTCGGAGCAATACTTCAACACACACATCAACACACAGAGCTCAAAGATGGTAAGATATTCCAAAAGTAAGACAAGTTACCTACACGCAGGTACAGAAGTACTAACAGATGAAGGTCGGATTGGTGTGGTCGATACACATTGGTCCAATAATCATGTCGCACTTCGTTACCATGAGAAGAATTGGCCATTCCCTCAATGGGATACAAAAACTCGTAGACAACTAACTCCTGTTGTTGTAGAATATGAAGATGCTTTAATGTAAGGATTATTATGAGTATTAAATTTACATATATCGATGACCA